TGGTAGAAGAGGCGACCGTCGATATACCATCTGCGGAAGATGTCATACGCCTTTCTATCAAAATCGAGGAGACTGAGAATATTCTCAAACTCCTCGCGGATGCGTGTCTTAACAGAGTCAGACACTTTAAGATTAGAAAGCTCAATATCAACAGGGTGATCGTCAAGATCTCCAGCGATTGCCTCATTCACGATATCATTGATAGCAGCATCCGCTTCAGGATGAAGTGACATCTCACGGTATCTACCGATAAGATCTACATCGCTAGCTTTGTTTGCTGCGTCCCCCAGATCAACATACTGACCGAAATAACCACCTGCAACTATGGGTTGCGCGGCATCATCCGAATCCTTATGCACGAAAGAAGGACCCTTTTCAGAGCCCTTCCCTTTCTTTCGATCTAGGGAATAACCAAATAGTTGTGACATTCAACTGTCCCTATACATTATCAATTATTTATACGCCTTAAATTTAACCGTCTACAGTATTACCTGCGTTGTTATCGTTAGCGTATGTCCAGTACTGAACCTGGAATTCAACAGTGTACTCTTCAGGAGTGTCGTTGCTATCCCAAGCAAGGTCGATTGCACTGATGTTTGAAGGCCAGATGCCAACAAACTGATACGATCTGACCACAGCACCTTGTCTATCATACTGACGCACAAGTGCGCTAGACTGATACTCGGCAATGGTGCGAGGGGTTTGCAAGTTTTGCTGAAGGTTTTGGATCTTAGTGGACCACTCTTCAAACTTAGAGCGCAGTGCAAATCCTTTGTCGTTAAGGACAGTAACTGTCCAAGGCTCAAAGGTTCTGTCACCAGCGATCTTAAGAGTCCTACCTCTGTAAGGGACCTCGATCACACCCACTGTAGAAGCGGGAATGTTTGCTGCCTTCACAAGGAAAGTAGCGAGAGATCCAGAAGATGCGGATGATCCTGCTTGGGAAGCACCAGCAGATTCCTGCTGACGCTTTTCTTGAGATCCAGGTGTGGCACCCGATGCGGGGGTGCCTTCATCAACGATAGATGGGAAACCGATTTCCACTTGGAAAAGGTTGGGGCGGGCGAGATCCCCGATTCTGTTTCTGAAGTCAAGAATAGGTGCATTGACCATCTTGCCTTCTGTCTGCCCTGGGTATTTGTCAGCCATTTTGGTGAAGTACTCCGATGTTTATGAGGTTAGATGGATGAAGTTATCAGGAAACGAGCTCGGTGAAGCTAGCGCCAGTCCTTGTTGCCGTGAAGGTCAAGGTGATGAAGTTGATGGATCTTGTGGGTTTCACAAAGATCTCAGCGTAGAATTCACCACGGTCGATTGCTTCTGCAGGGTTGTTGGTGCCATCACAGACAACCAAGAAGTCAACAATACCACGACGGGATTGCACAGATCTCAAGTAAGGCTCAACGATATTCTTGAATTGTTGGCGAGTAAACTCGTCATTCAACTCGAAGAGTTGAGTCTTAGCAGCGTCAGAGATTGCTTCTTCGATAACGAGGAAGAGTCTGCGGACGTTGATTCTGTCGAATGCAGATTGGTAACCCAATGCAGTCTTATCTCCGAAGAGGACCATACCCTGACCAGGGAATGCAACGATGGGGTTAACTCTTGCTGCGTAGAGCAGATCTCTGTGATCCTTCAGAGGTGAGTATGCCAGTTTAATAGCATTTCTGAGGCTACCACGGTTGAAACCTGCGGGAGAGAACCAAGGCTCTTGATTCAATGTTGTGCTCAGGACCAGACCTGCCATGTCACCGTTACAAGGGATGTAACGATAAACGTCATTATACTTGTCGTAGATATACTTGTAGTTATTATCGAAGACAGTATAAGAAGAAGATCCGAGTTGATCGAAGTATTCAACAGAGCGGGAGACGATTGTCGAAGTGTTAGGTTGACCGACGACATCAGCGCGGAAAGGCGAGATGAAAGCGATACAATCCTTACGAGAATCTGCAATGCCGATGATGTGTTGTGCCTTAGCGATAGTATCGTTAAGGGTATTCATCGAAGGACCCATCAGGATGTAATCCAGTTGGACCGTCTCAGCATCGTTGAAGAGGCTGTATGCACCAAGGATGTTAGGACGTGAGACGGTGTAACCATCAACGCCACCTTGGAGAGCGAAGCGCAGAGTTGCGCGACCCTTTGTGCCAACCAGAGGCACAGCGAGGGGGTTGAGACCAGTAGGATCATCAAGGTTGTTAAGGGAGTTGTCAGACTTAATCAAGTCAAACTCTCTGTTAACACCGCTCAGACCGAAACCGCCAGAGGAGTTGGTGTCACGATCATAGATGTTGTTAGTCTCGTGGGATCCCCAATACAGATACTGGGAATATGTTTTGATCTGGTTCTTGTAATAGATGTTGTCACCCTGAGGAGACTTAGCATCAGATGCCTTAGACACGTTGAGGTGCTTCTCAAGGAGAGCGCCAGGTGTGCCAGTCAGTTTGCCGTCACCATCAAGGACCAAGATGTGCATCAGGTCGTTATAACCGCCTCTGTCTTCCACCCATGCGGATGTAGTAGGACGGGGAGCAATAGATGCCCAACGCTGATTCACACCGTAAAGACGGGTGTCGTAGTCATTCTCAACTGCTGCGATCAACACAGTAGTAGAGTTTGCATCAGCAACGTTTTGGTTTGCTTGGAATGTAGGAGAGCCAGGATTGAGAGAAACTCTCAACTCTCTGCGGATTGCCTCAACAGTACCAGCGTCACCAGTTGCACTACCAGGAGTGTTGCTATTGTTTGCCAACTCAGAAATGGTATCACCAACTTCAAGCACGTCAGCAGAGGAAGAATCGATAGCGATTTCTAGGAAACGAGTCTCAGCATCCCAAGCAACGATACGACCAGTAACACCACCACTAACAGCAGTAATGTAGTTGTCCTTCTCAAAGGATCCAACCAATGTGCTGTCGTCAGTCAAAGTGACGATTGTGTCGTAGGAGTAAACCTTACCGTAGATGTTAGCAGCAGAGTATGCAACCTCAGCGCCGTTGACGAATTGCCACTCAGTGCTAGTAGGTTGTGCCAGAGACAAGACCTGATCAGCACCAGCGTCAGTCATCACCACGCGGATGGAGTTACCAAACAGACCAGCAGACTTAGCAGCCCACTTCCAGTTGTTTGCAGCATTCTCAACGTTGGTTTCATACTCGTCATCATTCTTGATGAGAGGAGCACTAACACCAGTTGCTGTTGTTTCGTTGATCTCAGTCTTCTGTGCAGTAACAGTCTGGAGAGTAACAGTAGATCCATCGGTGTGTGCCGAAGCAGTTGTGCCGAGAAGACCACGAGTCACGTTAAGGTTGTTACCAGAAACACCAGTGATCTGCATGATCTCGTCGTCAACTCTAATGTAAGAGTTGGTGCCACCAGCAAGAGTGGTAGCAGAGGTCACGGTCAAAGTTGTGTCTGCATCAGTGAAAGTAGATCCTTCATTGATTGTAGAGCTGGTGCCTGCAGGCTCGATAAGAGTGATAGGTGCAGCAGCAGCGTGAGACGCGGCTGATGTTGCCAGCTGACCACGGAGGACAGTAACGTCGTTACCAGAAACTGCTTGGACGATCAACAATTCTGCGTCTACAAGGAGCAGATCGTTAACGTCGATATCAGTTGCTGACCCTACTGACAGTGTGGTGTCGGTGCTACTAAAAGTAGTAACAATAAATTGTGCTGTGTCAATCGCATTCTTAAGCGATGAATTCATTGCGCGGACCACCTTCAAGGTGCCGCCATACAGCAAAAATTGTGCTGCGGTAAACCAGTATTCGTAGTTATACTCGTTGGGTCTACCGAAGATCGAGAGAAGCTCGCGCTCGCTCGTAACTGTGGTGAGAGCCTCAACAGGACCTTTTTCAAAACTACCGACGATAGCAGCAACATTATCAACTGTTGCGTTTGCTACGGCGGTTAGGTCTCTTTCAAGTACAACAACCCCTGGTGAAAGTTGTGTTGATGCCATTTGATTCTCCTGATTAGATTCCTAGTCGGATGCTGAAACTATTTAGAATAAGGAGTATTTTCAGAGGGTAAACACGACGTAATCACCAGTC